TGGCAGGCATCGGCAAGTCGGTTTCGGCCGAGGTGGATGTGGACTGGCTGGAATTGAAGAAAGCAGCATGAGCCCAGAAGCCATCGAACTTGCGACCGCGCTACGGAGCGCCCCCGCACCTCGCGCCAGGCCAAAAGCGGATACGGTCCCGCTCCACCGGATATCAACGGAAAAGCTCGTGGATCTTCGCAAGCTCTATCCCGTGGTGGACGTGGTGCTGGATGACGACCGCCTGGCGTATATTGCCACGGCTTGTGACTGTTTCAGCGACAGAAAACTGGTGCGGATCTTCGTGTTGGACGAAACCGCATGAAGCAAGCACTCAGCACTCAGCGATCAGCTTTCAGCCGCGCGGTCATCGAGAGCGAACTCCTGACGCTGGAAAAACTGGCGCGCGCGTTCCTGGCCGATGCGCGGCGTTTCCGCGAGAAGGCCGTGCGGATTCCGGGGCGTCGCCCGAAGGCTCTTGCACCGATCTGGACGTGGAGAAAAAAGCACTGCCGGATCTTCGAACACGAAAAAGAGTAACCCCGCCACTCGGCCCCACCGTGAACGAAACGCTCGTGACAAAACAGCTATCCCGCGGCGAGCGTGGTCCGCGCAAGGCGCAGAAGGAAGCCACCTATCTCACAGAAGAAGAGATCGAGCGCTTCTTCCGCGTGATCCGCTCGATTCGGGACCGCGCCATTTTTCGCTTGATGTATCACCGCGGCCTCAGAGCCTCGGAACCTGGCCGGCTGATGTATCAGGATTACCGGCCCGGACCGGGCAGGCCCCGCCTGCTGGTGAGACGCTGCAAGGGATCGATTACGGCGGAGCACGTGCTCCTCGACATCGAAACGAAGGCGCTGAAAGCCTGGACCAGGGTCTACCCATGGCCCGCTGTGCAGAATCTGGAACGCAACGGCCCACTATTTCCGTCGCGCGACTGTCCGCATAAATTCGTGGCCGGCTTGCGCGGCAAACGCGGCATCAGCTCCGACATGATCGAGGTGCTGTTCCGCCGCTACTGCATCCTGGCAGGCATCCCGCTCGACAAGGCGCATCCGCACAGCCTGAAGCATTCCTGCGGCACGCACGTAACAAAGTGGCTGAACGGTAACATCGTTGAGGTACAAGACCACATGGGACATGCCGACATCCGCAACACTATGCGTTACGTCCGCTCGACCGAGCGCGAGACGCGCGCCGATCGGCTGGCAGGGTGGGGTGGATAGCTAAATGGCCTGGTGCGCCTGCCGCTGCGTCCAAGTGCAAAGCTGCCGGCACTTTCCGGCTGAACAACAAAACATGACTCCCTCCCTGAATCTCACTCCGATTTCCGCACTCTACCTGTTCGCCGTCTATCTGACGCGCGCGGGCTATCTCGCAGTCACAGGCAAGCAGGCACCGCCGTTCGATCCGACGAAGCCGGTCAAGAACTGGTTCGATCCGGCACCCAACGGCCAGCCGTACCTGATGTTCGATACCGCCGCAGGCAAACTTATCACCTTGCCGCTGCCGTCCGCGATTGCCTCCACGGTGAATCTGCCCGGGAGCTACAACTACCCGGCATACGTGGAGACACCGACAGACGCCACACAGAATTGCCTGGTCTCCGAAATCGCTCCCACGCCGATCGATCCGGCCACCTTGTGCATGGAAGCGGAAGCGCAGGCCGTCGCGAGCGCGATTGCCTTCCTGTTCCCCGGCAAGACCGTAACCGTGGCGCAGCAGGCGTATGGCATGTTCTATGCCGTCTTTCCCGCGGATGAACTCAGGCGCCAATGGTGCATCCTGGTCAACGGCGTTTCGCCGTACGGCGCAGGCTTCGACCTCCACGCCAAGACGCTGATACTCGAGCGTGACAGCGCGGGCGTCGGTGCGCCGCAACATTGGATTTACGCGCCCGCCGATGGCGAGCCCGCCAACGATCCCACGGTGCAATCGATTCCGGACCAGCAAATTACCCTGGTTCCCGCCGGCGCCATGACGCTGCCGGTCCCGATCGAGCCGCTCGCGGCCGATCAGCAGTTCGTGCTGGTGCCGCCGGCAAACGCCTTATTTGGGCAGGCCACATGGATGGTGGAAACGATTCCTCCGCCGCCCGTGGTCACGCTGGCCGAAGTCCAGCGACTTGTCGCGCAGTACAACGCGCAGGCAGGTGTCACTCCTCTAAATGTGAGTTAAATGCTATGCCCCCGCCCCTCATCACCGCCATTGTAGCCTTGCTCGTTTTGGCCGGCCAAAGCCTCAACGTCTGGCTCACCTTGCGCCTCCGCGTCGATCAAGCCGAGACACGCACTGAGTTGGGGGCGATGAAGAACACCATTCTAGATGAAGTCGATAAGGTCTACGTGCGCCAGGAAATCTGCAAGCGGGATATGGAAATCGCGACGCTCCGGGTGGGACACGCGGGGACGTAATCGATGAGATCCCTGCATAATCCGCCGCGCTATCCGGAGTCGGACGAAGAGACCGCGGGACTTTTGCGATGGGCTCGCTGGTATGGCGACGAAGAGTAAAACAATAACCAAAATGACACAACGAGACGTGAAGAAGGAACTGGCGAAAGCCCAAGCCGAGTTGGCGCAAGCGAGGAAGGACCGGGACGACGCGGTCGAGTGCTCTGTCGATCTCGCGGAGCGCCTGCTGGCAGTTAGCCGCGAAAGCAGCGGCCTTTTGCATCACGTCAACGCATTGACCAACGCAAACGAGGCGCAGGAGCGCCAGATTAACCAACTCCAATCCAGCCTGGGCGCCTTCCGCGACCGCTTCAAAGCCCGCGTCTCGGAGATGAATATGGAAGCGCGGTTCTGGGGCATCTCGATTTCGGAGCTGCTGAAGGCCTAAGCCCACCGTGCGACTACTCCTACCGCTCTCCTGCCTGTGGTTGGCGCTGATCGGAATCGGACTGGCTTGGCGGGAGCACGTCGCCGCGCAGGACGTCCGGTTCATCGTCCTTGACGCTCCTGACGCGCAAGGCGTAGCCCTGGCGGCCACCCAGAAGCGCGAAGCCGACCGGCATTGGCGGGCAGTCGAGCGCTACATCCGGGACAAGTACACCGGCGACCCAACCGGCGACGCCCGGTCCGGCGAAACGAAGGTGGAAGCTAAGAGCACGCGCAAAGGGTGGGAATATGGCTTCGACTTTTCGCACAACTGCCTGGAGTCCTCGCGGGATTGCAACCTGATCGTGGCGCGGCCAAAGCCTGGCTGCGTAGCGGACGAAAACACTGATCCTCGATGAAAGCCATTCTCCTTTTTAAGAACCCCGCAATCGAATCGGCGACCGCTTGCCACCAAGGGCTGGGAATCACGGCCGCCACCACGGCTCTATCGCTGCGGGAGCAGCGGCTCGACGTCACCGCGTACCCTGTGCCACATGGCGAGTATATCTGGTCGCAACTGGCCGGTCCGTGGAGCGACGTAACCCACGTGGTGATGGAAGCGCCTTTCGTGGACGCTCCTTTTTTAGGCAAGCTCTTTGCCGCGTTCCCGGCGAAGCGCTTCACCCTGGTATACCATTCCAATCTGGGATTCCTCGCACAGGACGGCTTTGCTGGAGCCTCACTGCCGTTGTACATGGCGCTCGAAGCCAGTCAAAAGAACTTCTGTGTGGCGGCCAACTCCCAAAAATTGGCGGAATCCATGCAAGCGGCCACAGGGATGCCGTTCACCTGGCTGCCGAATTTGTACCACCTGCCCGCGCAGACCCGGCGCGAGCGTGAACCGTGGCGCGCCGGCCACATTCTGAATGTCGGGCTCTTCGGCGCCAGCCGCGTGCTCAAGAATTGGCTGACGGCGACCGTGGCGAGCATGATTATGGCGCGCACATTGGGCGCTCCGGTGCGTTTCCACGTCTCCACCGGACGCGACGAAGGCGCCGCGCAAAGCCGCCAGAACCTCCAAGCGATTCTGGGACTCAACCCCTCGGTGACGCTGGTTCCGGTGCCGTGGCTGTCCCACGACGACTTCGTGCGGTATCTGTACGGCATGGACCTGCTCCTGCAGCCCAGCTTCACCGAGACGTTCAATAACGTAACCGCCGACGGTTGCGCGTGCGGCGTTCCCAGCGTGGTTTCGGCGGCGGTCGGATGGGTGCCTCAGAGTTGGATGGCCGAGCCGGACAGTGCGCTGGCGATTGCCAACGCCGGCTGTGCCTTAATGCGGAATCGAAACGCGGGACTCGACGGCTGGAAAGCGCTGGACAGCTACAACCGGGACGCGCGCCTCGCCTGGACGCAATGGCTCATGGCGTAAAAGCTGAAAGTTGATGGCTGAAAGCTCCTACGACCCCAAAAATCTACCCCCCGGCGTGCGCGCCTTTCTCACCGCCATCAGCGTCTGGCCCGACATCGGCGACGCTGCACACCGCGCAGCAGAAGCGCTGCACCCGCCGGTCCAGCCCCCGATCCTCGCGCCTGGCGGATTGAGCGGTCCGGGCAAAGCGGAGCGGGAAGCCGCCGCGACCGCGCAGCGGGCACGCGAGGCACGACGCGCCAAGCTCGTCGAGAAGCTGGCTGAGCGTATCCGGTGCCAGCACAAGCGGCGCGAGAAGGACGATCCGGCTTACAAGGCCGCATTCGACGAAGCTTGGGAGTTGGGGCGAGAAGGACTGCAAGATCGCGCTGTCAAGCGTGCCACCCTGGGTTGGGACGAGCCGGTCTTCCAGGGCGGGATGCTTGTAGGCTACAAGCATAAAGTATCGGACAGCGTACTGCTCCGGACGCTCGAAACCTTCTATCCGGAGACCTGGGGCAAGCGCAAGATGGAGCACGAGCACTCCGGCAGCTTGAAACTGGGAGTCGGATCGCTATCGGATGAGGAGCTTGAATCTCGAATTGCCGCTGGAGAGCAGCTTATCGCTCGACTTAGTAAGAGAGACGGTGGCGACGTGGAAAGAGCAACGGAACCGCAGGCGGCTGAGCAATAAATTCGCCACATTCTACCCGGAGACGGGGCCGCTACGCCGGGACCTGTACCCCAAGCACTGCGCATTCTTCGCGGCCGGCGCGACACATAACGAACGGCTCGCCATCTGCGGGAATCGCGTTGGAAAGTCGGAAGGCCTCGGCGCCTATGAAGTCAGCCTGCACCTGACCGGGGACTATCCGGCCTGGTGGAAAGGCCGCCGCTTCGACCGGCCCATCGATGCCTGGGTAGCGGGAAAGACCGGCGAGACCACGCGCGATATCGTGCAGGGCAAGCTGCTCGGGAAGTTGAGCCGCATAGCCGGCGACGACGCGCGCGCCACGCTGGGCCTTGGCACCGGCATGATTCCGCGGGAGCGCATCATCGGCAAGCCGTCGCCCAAGTCCGGCATATCCGATGCCATCGATACGGCTTGGATACAGCACGTCTCCGGCGGCAAGAGCACGCTGGGCTTCAAGTCATACGGCAAAGACCGGGACGCTTTTGAAGGGACAGAGCGGGACCTCGTATGGTTAGATGAAGAACCTCCAGCCGATGTTTACGACGAGTGCACGATCCGGCTGATGGCCACCCGGCCCGGCGAGCGCAACGGCCTGATGCTCATCACCTTCACGCCGCTGGCCGGATACAGCGAAGTCGTCAAGAGCTTCCTCGAATCCGAAGACCCGTCCAAATTCTACATTCAGATCGGTTGGAACGACGCACCCCACTTGAGCGAAGAAGTCAAAGCCGAAATGCGCCGGAAGTACGCCGGGCAGCCGCACCTGCTGAAGACCCGCGAGCTGGGCGAACCGGGCCAGGGCGAAGGCGCCATCTATCCGGTGGAGCTGGATTCGCTGCTGGTCGATCCCTTCGACATCCCGTCGCACTGGCCGCGCGGCTACGGCATGGACGTCGGCAAAACCGCCGTAGTCTGGGGCGCGCTCGATAAGCCCAACGACATCTTGTATCTCTACCGGGAATACTACTCCGAGGAGTACAACCCGGCGCTGCACGCGATCGCCATCAAGGGCCGCGATAACAAAGACCAGTGGATACCGGGCTTCATCGACCCGGGCAGTTTGGGATCCAGCCAGGTCGACGGGCAAAAGCTGTTTCGGATTTACAAGGTCGAGCACAGGCTGAATCTGCAGCTTGCCCCAAACAGCGTCGAAGCCGGCTTGCGGCACATGCTGGAGCGCATGCAGTCCGGCCGCCTGAAAGTATTTAGGACGCTGCCGCGCTGGCAAAAGGAATTCCTGCGGTATCACAGGATGAACATCGAAACGGTGTTCGGAATTTCTTCGAAGGTCGTCAAAAAGGACGATCATTTGATGGATTCCAGCCGTTATCTCGAAGGCAGCACCGACAAAATGATCGTGAAGCCCACGCGCCCGGCGCCGCCTCCCAAGGTTGTTATCAGCGAA